ACATGGAAGTGAGCTTTTTAGCCAAATCTGCATCTTCTGCCAAAGCATAAAGAATTCGAGGGCCAACGTCGCTCTCTAGCATCGCATCACGAATATGGTCAGGAACGACCACATCACTAGATGCCACCATATCGTCAAAATCTGGAATCTCGCTTTTCGCTGCTGCCACCTTGTTTGCCCAAGTCGAAATGACTTTTTGGCGCTCTTGGTCGGCCCTGCGTTCTGCTTCTTCCCTATCTCTTTTAATCAATGCTTGCTCAGACGACCATTCCGCTAATGCTTCTGCATATTCAAAAGCGTCACGAAACTGACTCGGCTGAGGCTTTGCGTCAACAGGTGCGGCTGGCTGTGGTGCTGGCTGCGCTTGTTGCTTTAAAGCCCTTAATTCAGCTTCCAGAGCTTCCTTTTCAGCCTTTGCTTGCGCCGCTTCTTGACGGGCTTGCTCACGCTGCTTAGTAATCTCAGAAAACCGCTTCTCAAGTTTAGGATTCTGCTTGCGCTCCTCTACTGGTTTCGCTTCGTCTTTTGCCTCTGGTTCACTCTGCTCTGCTACCTGTTCCGGCTCTGAAGGAGGATTCTCAACTTCAGCCTCGGAGGGTGCTTGGTCAGCTAAACCCATTTTCTGGCTATAAAACTCGGCTGCGTTCTCGCTGGTAATAACATTACCCGCTTGCTTTTCTTCGGCCATGATTTCTCAAGCTCCAATTGTCTCCCATTAACCTAATGGGCAAGGTTTTGTGGTTATACCACTAAATTGCTCTATCCAACGCATTTACAGAGGCTTCATGCTCTGCTTGTCTGTCTAAATGCGCCAGATATAAGGCCAATTGAGCTTTAAGTTGCTCAATCTCCATTTGTGTCTGAGTTTTCAGCACAGTATCTTGTGCCGTGGTGTGCACCTTCATCTCAATATCTTTATTGATTTGAGCATCACGCAGTTCAATATCGTGCGCTTTGTTAGTTTCTTTAATCAGCACACGCTTGGTTTCAGCATCTTGCTTGACCTGCTCAATATCTTGACGCTGTTTAATCATCATCTGAGCTTGTTGCAACTGCTGTGAGAGCTGCTGAATCTGCGCTTGCGAGGCTTTAAGCTGCATTTGCACTTGCGGCGGCACGTCTGATTTTTCGTTAATTTGCGCCATTGGATTAGATGCAGCCAAGCGGTCAGCAATTGTGTCAGCGCCAGGGAAGTCCATATTTCGGAACACCAAATCACCAATGACGTTAAACAACTGTTCATTACCACCCAACAGCGGCAGCATTGCATCGACAGCTTCTTGACGTTTGGAGTTATAGCCTGGGCCAGTATCCATTACCACGTCATATTGCCCAACAGTCATATCATGCAAAACACGATAAACGCCAGCTTCATCACTTGTGGGCTGGTTAATAGCAACCAAATCAGGCTTGCCATCATCCCCAATAATACGCATAACTCGATGTGTATCATAAATGCTTGGAATCATGCCCAGAATAATCTTGGCGGTATGAGCAATTGACTTTGTAAGGTTGTCGTAAAAGTCAAAGTTAGTTAGATCAACCTGTTGCTGCTGACCATTCAGAGCTTTGCCAGACATATTGCCTGGGAGTTGCTGTGAAGGGTCAAAAATGCCCATTAGGGTTGTAATATCTTGATTGATAGCGCCCAAAGCGGTCATAACGCCAGTTGGAGGCGGCTCAGGTTGCAGACGCTGCGGAGGCGGTGCAGGGTTGCCGTCAATGTCGGTTTGCTTGTAGCGCAACAACGGGAACGACTTGATGTTAGCCGCTGCCCATTCACCTTCGTGACCTTCGTCTTGGCCTTCAGCAAGCAGCCATTTGGCCTTTGGAGCCAGCGCCACCGATTCTGTCAGGGTAGTCTGCCAGAAGTTATACATACGCTGTGCGTCTTTTGCGTGGCGAACCATGCCAAACTTCTTGCGCTTGTCACCAATAACAACGTGGCGACCATAAACGGGAACGACAGGGATGTATTCCCCTGCAATATCTTGTTCTTCAATAATGTCGTAAGCGGTCAGCTTGACCCACTTGATCTGCTTTTTCATGGTCTTACGCTCTTTGACCACTTCCAAGCCCATAGCCTCAATGCGCTCAAAGAACTTGTCGCCATCATCAAAGCGGCTAGAGCCATCGCTCAAGAGATACAAAGTCGCTGGCTTGCGCTCAACGTAGAAATACTCGGCAATCCGAATATCCTCTTTTGTAATCCATTCTGACTGCGTATCGCCTGTGCCACGTTGCGTAAAGCTAGAGCCATCGTCCAAATCAGGGTACATATCCCTGAACTTTTCCTTGCTCATCATGCTTGTAATCAGCACTTTTTCAGCGTCAGACCCATCAATGCGCTCAGAGTTAGGGTCAAAGTAGACCGTGAACGGGTTAGGAATCGCATCAATATAGATTTCTTGGTCAAAGCTATCATCTTTGCAGTATTTGGTAATCAGACGCCAGAAGCCCCAACCCATACGCACAGCGTGGTCAAAGGCGGTGTCATAGGCATTGTCAGCATTAGATTGCGTCTCAATGTGGCGAATGATGCCTTCTACGACTTGTGCGGTCTTAAAGTCTGCTTCAGAGTTGCAAGCGTGAACTTTAGCTCTTGGGCGTTGCTGGCGCTGTTGATTAGTGACTTGGCGGCAAAAACCATCCAGTTTATTGATGGTAAGAACAGGGCGGGATTCAAGATTGCGGGAGTTTTGTAAATCTACGGGCCATTGGTCACCGCCGGAGACAAACTTTAGGTCTTCCAAGGCTTCCTGACGGTTCATGGTGTCAGAGTCATTGCACCACTTGAGGAACTGTTTAGCCTCAGTAATGATTTCGGGTTCTTGACCGCCGTAAGGAATATCTTGTGCCATTAGTTCATCCATCCTAAAGGTTGACCGTAGCCCTGTGGCTGCGTTCTAACTGGTTTGCGCTGCCGAGGCTCATTCACCATCAAACCAAGCATCCGAAACGCATCAGCCCCGTGGCTGTATTGGTCGTGAACAGGCGTTTTGCTAAATGCTTTGGTATCTGGGTCAACTTCGTAGCGGTAATGCCGTAAGCATTGTAGCCCATCGTAGCAATTTTCCCTATCAAACCAGCAGTTCCTGAATAGTGTACGGGCTGCGTTAATGCTGTCAACTATCGGGGTTTTCGGGATGATTTTGGTTTTATATCCAGCCGCACGCACAATCTGCTCAATTGACCGTCCATTAGCTGCAAGCGTTCGGTTCTCAGCGTCATGTGGCAACCATAGCGTGTCATACACATAGCCAAACGTCTGCATCTTTGCCAGATACTCAGAAATAGTCTTTTGGCTATCCTCCACATATCTGATAAGCCTAGTCTCCATGCCAATAAACTGCACAAACCAAATAGCAGTAGCGTCAGACCAACCCAAATCAAAGACAGCATGAACTGGTTTATTTGGGTCATATCCAACCTTTGTGATTCGGCCTTCTAGATCTGCCATCTGCATCTCACGGGCAAAGATAGCACCGTCCACAGTTTGGCGGCATAAACCCTCCCAGACCGTGTTATACGCCTCTATATCCCTAGCCTTGAGGGAATCCTTCTCCAAGACCAGCGTTTCGGGAAACCAAGGGTTATCAGACCAGTTAATCTTTTGAACAACAGAGCCAGCCGGAGGGTTAAGCACAAACCGCTGGTAAGTCTCGTCTGACTCTAGCTCAGGGTTGAAGCTAATCCAGATTTCAGACTTTTCCTTACGAATGGTAGGAATCAGCACATCCCAACTAAATTTAGAAACCGTGTTGGCTTCCTCTACCCAACAGATTGTTGAGCCTTCGTTACTCTTTACGTTGGCGACATTGTTCTTGAGGCCCACAAAGTTGAACTCAGAGCCGTTCTTGCCTCTAATCTGTGATTGGGTGATTTCGTAGAACCCATGCAGATTCAGTAACTCGATCTGGTCGCATAGCAGTTTATGCACCGAATCCTTCATGGAAGTCATATATTCACGGGCGCACAATACTCGATGTGGCTCTTTAGCCGCTTTGATTAGCAGGGCTTTTGCTATTGAGTGAGACTTACCGCCGCCACGACCACCATATAAAACACGATAACGTGCATATTCCGGCACGAACAAGCATTGCAGCTTGACAGGAAATTCAGCGTTCTGAATTATCGGCGTCATCAGGCTTTACGAAAGTAACTTGAATACCAGCTAACAGCGGTGCGCCATCAGCACCAGTAATTTCTGTCTTAGTTTGCTCACGATATTTCTTAGGGAATCGTGCAGCCATAGAACGTGACCAGATACTAGAGTTTAATTTTGGGCCATCTTTATTCTCAACCATATAGGCTGCGGCTTGTTCTTCCCACCAATGAAGCTCAAAATCCTTAGCAATCTCCAAGGCTTCTCGAAATTCTGCATTTTCATCACGCCAACGGTATATTGTGGCTGTACCAACACCTAATATCGCACCGATAGATTCAGTCGACTTGCCGAGCTTACCCAACTCAATGACTTGCTCACAGTAAGCAGGGTCATAGAGGCTAGGTCTACCAACAGGTCGTTTCGTTTCGGTCATTTCTTAGCGGTCTTAGCCGATTCCTTAAATGCTTTAGCAGTAGGTGCGCCTTTAGCGCCAGGCTTACGCATCTTTTCCACAGGTTTTCCCTCTGCCTTTTCACGGGCGATACGTTCCTGTTTAGCGTGGATGTTGGCATACAGCCCAGGTTTAGTAGCCATCAGCAGTTCCAGTTCTTTAAAGATGCTTTAGCACGTTCCGCTGGCCCTTTAGCGTTCTTTACTACGCCTTCCATGCGAGCGCAAAAACTAGCCTTGCGGCCTTCGTCTTTCTTCGTCTTTGGATTTGGTGCTGGCGGCTTCAGATTAGACCCATTTTTGGCGTTGTATTCCGCACGACCTTTCGCAGTCATACCAGCCCCTTTTTCTGTGGGGTTGTATGTCTTGCCTTTTCCCGTTGTTTTATGCGGGATTGGTTTGTCGTGTTTCGTTGCCATAGATGTGCTTCATGAATTTATGTAAGAACCTTGATTTGGGCTTCAACATGGCACAGAAGAAAGCCAAAAAATTCTGTGCGTCACCATCCTCAAATGCTGGCTTAACAGTTCTTACTGGTTCAGTTTACAGCGGTTTCGTCTGTTTGTGCTTCCACTTTAGGCGTAGCCATAGCCACGGCTTGGGCGTTAGCTTCTGCCAACAGCTTTTGCAGGTGTTGCTGCAACGATGCAATGCGAGCCTCCAGAGCTTGGATGATGTCACGCATTTCATGCTCGGTGTGTGAAAAATTAAACATTACTTCTTTCCTTTCTTGGCCTTCTCAGCCTCACGTTTTTCCGAATATGCAATCGCCACGGCTTGCTTGACAGGTTTTCCTGCCTTTACTTCCGTTTTGATGTTTTCTTTAAAAGCCTTTTGGCTAGTTGATTTCTTCAGCATCCATTACTCCACAAACATCTTGCCACGACATTAAAAGATAGCGTTCACCATCTTCCACCCATTCTTGGAACTTCAAGTATTCGTCTTTGTAGTCTTTAGCCAATGTGCCAAAAGTAACACGCTCACCACCCTTTAGCGGGTTTTCCTCGAACGTGCCATCATCCAGCCAGCGACCTGGGCCAACCGCCACTACTGTGCCGATAGTATCAGCCTCGGCTGTTTTTATCCACAATGTTGATTGGATGCGGGGTTCTGGCTTGACAACGATCTTGTCTTTTAAAGGCTGAAGCTTCATTGTTGTACCCTCTTAGGACGCCCAGGCTTTTTCTTTTCTGGTGTCATAACGTCAACAACGGGCAGAGATAAAAAGTCCCCCGCCGGAGCAGGGGATAAGTCGGTGCAATCCGACAAGGAGATACTGAATTCACCGCACCAATGTGATTGGTACTTCACGATTGCGGTAGGGTAACGATGGCACTCACCAGCGTGACCTGTGTATTCCCAAAATTTGCAGTTTACGCAAACTTCTTTAGAATCTGTCTTAGCCATAACAACCACCTTTGTTATTGGTTAGATAGCCCCCTTGGTCACTACACCTTGGGGGTTATCGCTTTTTACATTGTATCTTGAACGTGGTCGATGCGCTTGTGTTCATACGCAACGTGTTCACGGCTACCACCCTTGAACTCGCCCAAACGACCATCATTGTGACCCATGTGACCATCAACACGGTCACCCATGCTGTCAGCCTTGCCCATAGCAACGCCGCCAACCAGTTTAGCTTTGCGCTCACCAGTCATGTCAGAGGCAGTAGCGCCAGCGGGAATTTTCTCGCCAGAAGCGCCAGCCATGAACTTGGTGCTGTTTGGGCCTTTTTCACTACCCATCTTCTCGCCAGAGCGATCAGAAGCGGTAACACCCTTGGGTGCTTTTTCTTTACCGTAGTATCCCATTTTCATATCCTTTAGGTTAATGGTTCAAACATCTTATCAGAAGGGTACGTCTTCGTCAAATGATTTGTTTGATTGTTTAAAACCATCTTGCGGTTTAGGGTCGTTCAAGTAAGCCCAACCAGACCAGCCGCCCTCAACTACTGGGATGCTGTCAATTTTGAGCATTGGGCCATTTTTAGTCTCAATCATAGAGCCAATACGCTGATAGCGTGACTTTTCTTGACCTTCTTTGTTGGTGTATTTGCCGCTAACAATCGTAATTTCTTTGATGGTTCTGCTCATTTCATGCTTTCAAGTTAAGTAATTGGGCTACTTTATGCGCCGTTTCGGTCAAAAATTCTATTACTTCGGCTTCCAAGAGCTGAATGTATTTATCGTCTCTAGGAATACGCTTAATAAATAACTGTAAGTCTGGAGGGAGGCGTGGGTCGTAAGATACAAAGTCACACCAATCACGATTAGTGCAAGCCATCTGCCAGAAAATTTGATCTGCATACTTTTTAGGTACTGTTTGGCTAAGTAACGTATCAATGTGCGTTGCTGTGTTGGGACACTTTATTTCAATAAGTCCGTCAATACCCACAAGTCCATCAGGAGAAGCGCCGCTATTGACAATACTTGGGTGATCAATGAATCCAACTTCATCAACCAAAACGTCCATTTTTGCTTCATACGCTGCCCTTGCTAGTGGTTCTGTTTCTGTACCCCATTGCATAGCTGCGTTGCTAAATGACTCGGCTGGCTTGCCAGTAAGCCGTTCGCAGACCAATTGCGCCATGTAGTTATCACGACTCGCTGAGTAGCCCGATTTTGTCTTTGCAACCACATCGGCAACTCGGCTGGCTGTGACTTTTCCAATTCTTGCGGCAAACCAATCATCTGTTCTTTGTTCCATTTAAAGTGCCGCCTTTCTTGCGTTTTTGGCTGCAATAATTTTCTTTTGTGCTTCTGGGTCTGACTGCGTATCTTTAAATGCCTCGGTGTAAACCGATTTGAGGCTGTCAGCATTGGGGGCTTGGCTAATCTCTGCCAACCAATCAGCCAGGCGACCAGCGTCATAAGCAGGGGCTTTGCGACTAGCAGCGTTACCGTCATCATCCTCTGGGGCTATACCGCAAGCTGCCATCAATGAGTAGCGTCTAGCGTAGGTCAGAGCCGAGCCGTAACCCTGTGGGTCTTGCTTGCTGGCAGGGACGTGGAGCTTGCCGCACTCTAAGATTTCTCCGGATTCATGCAAAAACAAGGTTTCCACAGTAACACCCGTGCTGTCCTCATAATTGCGCTGAATCAAGGCAATGCCGTTGTTATTAAGGGCATCAATGACTGCTTCCACACAAGCCGACAAATCAGCATAGCGACTGCGGAAATGTGGGTTAGTGGATGTTTTGAGGGCAGGGCCAAATGCTTTTTGTGCTTTGACCAAAGCTGTTGCAATGTTTTTCATGCTGCCTCCAATGCCAACTGAAGGGCTTGAATCAATGCTTCGGTTTCTTCATGGGTCAATGCGACTGAAGAATACCCGCCTGTGAAAAAGATAGATAGGTGCGACCCATCATCAAATTTATCAATCATCAACTTGTGACCGTGGTCAACCTTGATGACTGTTGAGTTTTGCTCAACTGTAATGCTCATACTAGCTCCTAAA